TTAATACTCTATCAGTGCAATCCTGATGCTCGCATAAAAGATCATATTTCTTTTTTTATCAATCTCATTTACTGTGAAGTCTATATTCGGGATGTATACTTTTGCATCTTCATAAGCATTTGTCTCGTCATTCCAGTAAGTAATCTTCCCTTTTCGTTCTGCTTTATTTATGATTGCGCTGTTTATAATATTCTGGCACTGGATTTTTTCTTCGAGTGTCAGATTATCTACTGTTTCGAATTCAATCTTTGTGCGCTTGTGTTCCATTACGTCCCTGTGCAGATATCCTCTTGTATCTGACCAAGGGTCGTTTTCAAGCCTCTGGTTTGGTGTACTCTTCCAGCCGCCTTTTTTAATATACTCATGTGGGAATACCTGTCCGCCGAACTTCAGCAGCCAGCCCTCGAAATTCGAAGCGGACCCCGAACTAAATTCGCTCATATAGTCACCTACCCTTCAAAGATTCCGAAGCCCGTCCGGTTCCTGTATTGTCCGTTCTGGTCGCGAAGCCAGCGGATAAATTCATGTCCATCAATGTTAAGCGTGATGTGCTGAGGAGAACTTCCACCATTGTTCCCAGATTCCCTCAGAGCATCCATCATTGCCTGTTTCATCGTCGAAAGAGGAGACACAACCTCTGTCTCACGCTTGTTATCACCGAGGACTGCTGCAAACTCTCCGGCGTTTCGTGGCACAACTGTACCCTTTGCCAGATACGGAATCTGCGGTGCTGTCATGGTCGGGATTGTAAATCCCCAGGTACTTCCTCCAATTTTAGGCACCCAATCAGGAACTTTAATCTTTATCCTATTCAATACGCCAATAGCTGCGTTTACGCCTGCGATAATTCCGCGAATCATTCCATTAATTAAGCCGATCACACCATTAATTGGAACTTTTGCAATGTTCACTAATGAGCCAAATATATTTTTGAATACTTCTTTGACTTTTAACCATCCTGTATTCCACCCATTTATGAAAGTCGTTGCGAGATATTGCAAGATATTCCCAATAGTAGATGTAATCTTAGATGCTGTTTCTTTTATTGAGGTGAGTAAAATTGAACCAGCATTTTTTACTTTTTCTATTAAAGAACTGGCTGTATTTGCGGCTTTTTCTATGAATGCTCTGCTTTTTTCACCAAAATAATCAACTATACCTCCGAAAAAGTCCTTTATAGAATCCCAATTTTTCACAAGCAAAACACCTGCTGCTATTACTGCGCCGACTGCCGCAATAATCAGCCCGCCCGGACCGATTGCTGTTGCTATTGCGGATATTCCAGCCATTATTCCACCTGAACCCGTCATGAGGGCAATTAAGCCTTTCAACGCAAGACCAATATTGCTAATATTGCCGATAAGTGTTGTTACTGCCGGAATAATCTTCGCTGTTGCAAACATTCCTATAAGTGCCGCTCCAAACGCTTCGACCAGTGTCTGATGTTCTCCGAGGAAGTTAAGGAACCCTGATACAATATTGACAAGAGTCGGAACGCCTACTTCAATCAGCCATTTCAGTGACGGAAGAATGATGTTTGTATATATCCACTCAAGGACGTTTCCAAGTGCTTCGATAATCGGAGCAAAGGATTTTGTAAGATTTTTGATAGAATCCAATAACGGGTAAAAATCAAGTTTTCCAGCCCAGTCCGCTGTTGCTTTTGTTATCTTTTCAATGAAATCTAGGACTTTCTGAAAGGCATCTGCCAGATTCTGAATAATTTGCGTACCAACATTATTTTTGTTCCACGCTTTAGATAACTGGCTTGCAATGTTTCCGATTATCTTGAAAATGTTCTGAAAAATCCGAAGCATGGTAGATAGGATTTCTGTGCCTGTTCCATTTGTCCAGACTTCCATAATACTTTTTCCGACACTCTTTGCAAGTTCAGCAAGGCTGGAAAACATATATCTTGCAGCATCAATAGTACTCTTACCCTCTCTGTTCCAAGCTTCCTGAAAAGGCTTCCAGAGTTGCTTAAGTATATCAGATAACTTCTTTGCAGATTTGCTGAGTTTGTCAATCTGACTTTCACCTTTTGCCAATCCTCCGTAATCAACCTGTCCGACATTTCCGAGGCCAATATTGTCTGCCTTTACGGTAGGCGTTTTTGTCGCACCAGATATCGCGTCCGCCGCTTCTTTTCCAATAACCTTTAATTCGTCAAACGGAGCAATATTCTTTTTTAGAGCCTTGGATTGCTTATTTAACGCGCTTGTGCTGTCTTTTGTAGAATCGGTTACGTCCTGAGTAGAATCTGCCAGATTACTCGCACCGTCCGCCGCAGTATCATAAGCATCTTCCGCAGCTGCCAAGTCTGTTCCCGTCAGACCTGCACCGCTCGTCCCGGTTTGCCCGGACGATTTATTTCCGGTTATCAACTCCGTAAAGGACTTAAAGGCGTTTGCAACTGTGGCAAGTTTAGCCAGTAAGATATTGATCACTTTTATGACTGGTGTGAAGATATTAATCAGTCCTTGTCCGACTGTAGCTTTCAGGGACTGAATCTGTAACTGCATTACCCTGACCTGGTTCGCCCAGCTGCCAGATGTTCGGATGAAGTCACCAGATGCGGCTGATAACTGTTTCTGCACAAAAGCCAAGCGGAGAGCAACTTTCTCCTGTTCGGTCATTTCAGACGTGGTTTTGCCATAGCCATTTGCAAGCGCATACTGGTCAAGTGCACTTTGCGTAAGGACCACGCCCAAATCTTTCAGTGTTTCCGTTTCACCCGTAAACACTGATTTCAGCTTGATATAAGCCAAGTCCTGACTGATGTTGTAGAATGATGCCACGTCACCAGTAAGCTGTGTTAGAGCCGTTGACATATCATAAGCCTGCGATTCTGAGAATCCGAACGACTTAGACATTGCCCCGAACGTACCAACATACTTTTTTGCCATGGTTTCTGACAGTCCGGCAGAGGTCATGGCATTCTTTGCAAATTCATTGACTTTATCCGACATTGTGGTAAATGTAACATCAACCACGTTCTGCACTTCTGCGAGGTCAGAGCCGAGTTCCAGGCATTCCTTGCCGAACTGCGCCAACTTTCCAATAGCGAATATTCCACCAATCAGCAAACCTACTTTTTTTACAGCACTTCCAAGGCCGTTAAATGACTTTTTTATTGCAGACACGCCGTTCTGTACGCCAGACGTGTCCATTCTGGTATCAATAATGACTGAGCCATCAGCAGCCATGTGTCCACCTCCTAACTATTTGAGGTTAATCATCTCATTCAGCGCGTCTTTATACGCTTGCTCTTCGTCGCTGAGACGTGTTTTTATGTCAATAATATCTTTGTTATCGTGATAGAATTTCTTTTCCCATTTATCCAGACGTTCTCCGTGAGCTTTCTTTGAACGGATTCCAAGTACGGTGCTGAACAGGCTTTCTCCTACTTCTATGAAATAGCTAAAGAACGTCCACCAGTGCATATAGGGAGCTGCTCTAACCTCGGTTCCAGCTACTTTGTTGACTGCCGGGATGATCATGTTGCCATCCTGCTCCCAGTCCATCAAACGGGGTTTAGGCTTATTCGGACTATCGTCAGTTTGTCCACAGTCAATAAACTCGCAAGCTTTCTGACAAGCTTCTGTAAGATGTTCTGGGGGTATGCTTTGCCAGTCCTCAAATAGAATCTGTAGCATAACAACTGCTTTAGCCTGCTCATCCAGTTCTGGGTCATTCATGGCTATGAGAATATCAATAATTACTCGAAAATCCGTCCTGATAGAAAAATCCACCCCACTGATATTTAGTGAGGTGGGCAACTCATAGGCGGTCATTTTGTATACTTCTCCGTATACTTATTGACCACTTCCTGCATTTTTTTCTTTCTTTTTTCAATTTCTGGAGTAAGTGCTTCATTGATTTTGTCCAGAACGATATAGGCAAACACCTGACCATTTCCAAAAACAGTTGTTGCGGTAATTGGCTCTCTGAATAAATCTTTAGATGCTTCGTATCCGAGCATATAATTGATTTTGTCCTCAATCTGCTTATTAATCTCCGCCATCTCTTTGCTAGAAGAGACATTTTTAACAGATTCCTGAGCCTGCTCAAAGAAAGTTTCCAATTCTTCCGCTCTTGCCGCAACGTTAATGTCAGTGGGGTTCAGTTTAAATGAAGAGAATACTTCACCCTGTTTGTTTGTGAATGTGAAAAGAAGAAATCCATCATCAATGTTTGTGTTAATTGTTTTTGCCATTTTCTATATCCTCCTAAAAAAAATTATTCGCTGTCAGCTGTAAATGTTCCTGAAGTAATGTCGAATTTTCCTTTGACACGTTCTCCAACGTAGTTCACTGTAAATGGAATCTGATAACCGGATGTATCGCCGCCGTAGGATGTTGGCACAACATGGCAATCCTGCTTGTATGCTTCGTATTTACCGGCTGTTGCTTCTTTCCAGAGATGTACTTCAACTGCACTTGTTTTCAAATTATCGTCTTTAAGACGTTCGTCTACAATCTGCTGAAGCTTTTCGAACAGATCCGATGTGGTATCTGCATAGAACGGATCAGCGTCAGAAGAAGCTTCGTAGCCATTATGCTTAAATGTGGATTCTCCGAGAATGTTTTTAGATGTTTCAGTATCCGGATTGAGTTCTACGTTATACTCTTCCAGATCTTTTCCAAGACGCTCATATTTCGGTGTCAGTCCTCCACAGAGAGAACCTGAATCAACGTAATGAGCCATATATTTACGGTCAATTTTTCCTGTAACTGGCATAGAAATGTCCTTTCTGCCTATAACTTTAAAGGCTGTGTAGGTTAGCGACTATCTCCAATTGATAGCCGGTTGTTACTTGTTATATTACTTCATAAGTGTTTTCGTAGCGTACTGACAATGGCAATAACCAGTCCTGCACGCCACTCTCCTGTGGCTCTAAACCATAGGAGTTGTCACGGGTGATGCGCTTTATCACTCGTCCCTGTGAAAGTTCAGGAAACGCATTTAAGCGTGTCTCAGAGCCGTTTATGACAACTGGTTCTCGACATATCCATTTACCGAGATTATCAAGGAACTTCTGAACAGATAACTTCTGCCTTTCCTTGTCGGATGCTGTTCGATATACCACATAGAATGGGTACTGACAAATTTGGTGCATTGTTCCACAGACATCTTCTTTTTCTGAATAGATTAAAGCTCCATTGTCTGCTGAGAACGCAATCCCAGATTCCTTGCCAAGTTCCTCAAATTTGATTGTTTCATTTTCATACAGTCCCGGATACTGGTTCAGAAGTGCCTTCATGGCATCTGTCAGAATCTCATATCCAGTTGCATCTTTTCCAATGGGTTTATCCGCCATGCCTGCCACCTCCTGCCTGTGCTTTTACTTTACGAATCCATGTACTGCCGTATTGTCGTTTAGCAACATCAAACCACTTTGCCTGCGCCTGTGGGTGAGCTTGTTTGGTGTATTCGAGATTCTCTTTTGCGGCTGTCCGACCAGAGAATTGGCTGACAAGGACTTTCTTTGCTCCACGTCTTGCGTAGGGACTTCCAGTTGCTTCATCAACCATTCCTTTTCCCTCATACAAAAAGCGTCCATAAGGAGCAGCCGCAGCACACACAAATCCAGTTCCTTGCAGGGATGTACTCTCAACTCTTGTTCGATTAATGAAGTCTCCTGTAATCATCGGCATAAATGGAACCATGCTGTCCATAACCATTCCATCAAGGAGATATTGAGCTTCTTGGTACTGTCTGGAGAATCTATCCATATTCAGCTTTATTTTCATATCTCCATCGACTATGGAGAATCCTTTAAAATGATGAATCTTACTCATATTACTTACCCAGAATCTCAAAATGTGGAATCAGTGCATATGGACCGCCTATGCTGGTAATCTTAAACACGTTATCCTTGTTCTCGTTCATGTACTGGTAGAATCCGCTCCGATAATCGCCATCAGATACCGTTCCACCAGTCCACTCACCCTCCCAGAAGAATGATTCATCCGAGAACGTGATAGTATCTTCCAGAGCGTTGTTAATCTGCCTTTTCCACTCTTTAGGCGGCACCCATGGAAGAATCTTACCATTCTTGTCAGCAATAGTTATATCGCCGTTCTGGACAGTATAATGGATGTGTAACTGTGCGTTATCTGTTGCTTCTGCGCCATACTTTTTAAGGATTGCTCCTTTATCGGTAACGAGGTCGACACCAGATAAAACATGAGGATACCAGTACGCATCTCCAGTCGTTTTGCTTTCGTAATAATTGAAAATCGTCACTGTTTTTTCGTACATGATACCCTCCTTTTTACAGTTTTAAATATTTATATCTGTTCTTCTTTGCGTATTTAATGGCTTCTTCTACGCTGTCAAAGCGTTGTCTAACATCCTCTTTCTTGGAGATTCCCTTGGCATGATAATTACCCTCATCGTCCCAGTTCGATATTACATTTCTCGTCCCAGTCATATAATAGGAGTATCCTTGCTTATTTGGCTCGGCTTGCTTATGTATGACAACGTTTCCACTTCCAAAGCCACTTGTTCCGCCTCTACCACCCATTACACTTCACCTCATTAAATTTGTCAGAAAATGCCTTGATTCTAACAATATTCCCTTTGCACTCATCCGGCACTTTTCCGTAGAATATAATGCTTTCCGGGTGCAATCGTTCAATCATGGCATCGTAGCCGGATAAGAATAAGCGTTTTTTGCCTAAACTGTTCATACATCCAACCGAACTTACCGCAACCGTTCCACCCTCTGGCTCGCCGTCAAAACACCATTCGTAAGAATCTGGCGTACTCCATGAGATTGTCGGAATCACCTTGCAACCGTATTCTTGCAGGTACGCCCCAATCCAATGTTTGCGATAATGATTATAAATCTGGATAGCTTTTGGGAAATCGGTGTAGGTACTAAAATCCGGTGTCAGAACATACCGAAATTGGCTCAGCTTATCAACATATCTGTCTGGATTTCTCCATAATGCGTCAAACTGGTAGTCATCCAAGAAAAAATGAACAGCTTTCTCTTCTGGATTACTGCATTTTCCTCTGGCGTAATTAAAACCAACAAATTCGCAGTTACCCTCGAACGATTCCGGTTCTATCTGTGGTATGCCGTATTCGCCAACGCCGGGGAATATACGGCGGTTCAGATTTTCATAAGCTATACTTGTCTCTCGGTTTGCCATAGATTACTTCTTTCCACTTCCAAAGAACCACGAATCAAAGTTTTTCATTCTGCGCTTTCTAGCTCTGTCATAAGTGGTGGTAGTACGGCTTGTATCGTGCAAAGCACTTGTATCGCCTTTTTCAGAAGCCTTTGAAAATTTGTGCATTTCATCTCTCATGGCTGTACTGGCATTGACTAATTTTCGATGCTCTATAGCAAGCCTTTGATTTTTAAATAACGCCTCTGCACTTCCAAGTTTTGCGATTTTCCTTTTACTCTCGCTCAATCTGTCATTTATATAATTCATTGTCTTTACTGCTTCACTCTTTGTCTTGATTGACTTAAAGTAGCTAGTGTTTTCTGAATTAATGACCTTCTCAAGTTTACTGTCTTTCTTAACAGTTCCACTCCCTCTTAAAGCGTCGCTTTTCTTTGAAGAATTAAAGTACACCTTCGCAATAAGCTTAGAAACTGGCTTCTCGTTGTTTAATCCACTACTTCCACCACGTCCGCCCATAAAATCACTCTTTCTGCACTGTCTGCTTAATAACCTGATTTACGCCAGTTGCTGACAATCCGTTAAACATACCGACTGCAACTGCTGTGATATAATCCGTTGCCGGGAAATCCGGGATAACTCCCATTCCGACTGCTCCGAGAATTCCACCAATAACCGCCATGATTACTGGAATCCATTCGTCAGAGATTCTCTTTGATGCTTTGCAGCCCATTCCTACAATGTAGCAGATCATAACGATTGCTATACATGAGCCTAATGTTGAAATGTCCATATAATTACACTCCTGCATACAATACTGGTATCCCATCATCTGTCCTTACTCCCATCAGAAGCGGTAAAGCTGTCTTTAAGAGCAAGTCATTCGTTTTCTGTGCATCTCCGGCGACGGCATACACTGCACTCCACTCTTTTGCACTCGCTCCAATCTGCTGAGGTGTTGCGTAAGAGATGGATTCACTGCCGGATGATACAGATGTTACAATGCCTGTTGATTTGCCACCGGCATTTATGTCGGTCACATTTGCTGACGCCTGATTGATTGCATTCTTTTCAGCAAGCTCAATCTGATACATTAATTCAGCCAATGAACAGACCGCCTTTTTGATACGCTTCTGTGAGCGTTCGTTTGTTGGCAGTCCGTCCACCAGTCTGTCAAACGTCATTGTATCCACAAAATCACTGGCTCTTTCTGCCAGTCGTGGAAAGTCGGTTTCTGGCACGACTGAACCGAAATATGAAGTTGTGTAAAATTCATAATCTGCATAAGCCATGCCAGTTACCTCCTACGTTTATGATTTCGCTGTTACGCTCGCACTTCCGGCATTCAGTGCCTTGTATGTTCCATCGCACTCAACTACTGTGATCTTCTGTCCGGTTGCCGCATTGATGTCAGCTTTTCCGTCCCAAGAAGTCCAGTTCCTGAGGTTCTGTCCATATCCAACAGTTACTGCGTCTGTTGCAACTTTGTATTTGTATACGTTGTTGGAGTTTTCCTTAGCCGGATTTACAGTGATTTTTGTATCACCAGTTGCTGTTCCTTCCGCAGATGTTACTACCAGAGTGCCAAGTGTTGGTGTCTCATCAATGGTGATTACTGCGATTGCGTCAATGTATTCTGCAAAAAGAGTCAGACCCATAACCGCGAATGCTTCGGACACTGCTGTGTGGTAGTTGCCCTGCGTGTGGAATCCGATCAGGTTTGTCTCACCAGATACAGTGTATACAAGTCCCGCTCTTGCGAAGTCAGACTCATTCGGGTCTACATAATACAGAACAATGTTCTCAACAGGAGTAGCAATAACCTGTCCTCTTGGAATCTCGCTGTCAGATAACAGGAAGATAGTATTGAAGCCCATGAAATCTTTCATATACTGGAAGCCAAACTGGTTCTGAATAGTAATCTCAGCTGCTCCAAGGTATTCATATACGTCAAGAATATTCACAAATCCAACAACACCAGTCACATTTCTGTGCATCTGTTTGAATTTGTTCTCAACACGGCCTTTAGCCATTGCCAGAGCCATCTGGAATGTGGTTTCTGTGGAAGTAAGTGTACCGGTTTTCAGATATTCATAGAATCTGCCGGTAACATCAGTCTGAAGCTGGAAAAGGAACTCATCGTCAGTCATCTGAACGGCGTTCTCATAACCGTGGTCCTTGATTGCTTCGATAGATACAGCCTTTGCGTACTTCTCAATAGTCATTTCCGCATAGGTCTTTTCTTTTACAGTAAACTTGCTGTAAGGGATTTCCTCACCCTCACCGACAAGTCCACTCTGTAAAGTGCCCTCTGCGTACTTGGACTTGAGTACAGCACCCGGCTGTTTTTTGATAGGTCTCATGATACCCAGAATATCACGTAAGTGCTGCCAGTTTCTTTCGAATCTGGTAACAAAATCAATCTCACGTGCTGTGACCTGAATATCATTAGTCATAATAAGATTTGTTTTTGCTGGCATAAAAAATCCTTTCTACCCATAATTGTTAAGGTATTGGGTTAGCGGCTATACTCTGGCGTATAGTCGGTGTAAAAAATCACTGGAATAACTGGATATTCTGAGCGATTGCAGCCTGTCTCTCAGACGGGTCTTTGATCGCTTCGATATCTTTTTTAGTCATGCTTCCCGGTGTCTGCTGCTGTTCAACATGAGTGGTAAATCTTGCCTGATTCTGCTGAGCCTGCTGCTGAGATTCATCCACGAAAGCGGATGCGTCAGACTGTTTCATCTGTTCGATCAGGTCGTTCAGTCCAAGGATTTTACCGTCTTTCAGTTTGAGACCCGCTTCTTTAATGTCTGCCATAACAGACTTCTTTGCCGCTTCACTGGAAAACTTAACATCATCGAGTGCTGCTTTGAGTGCGTCTGAGAAATCACGGTCATAGATTTTTGCATTGAATTCCTTCTCTGCGTCTTCGGCTTTCTTTTTCCATCCAGCAAGCTCTGTCTGGATATTTGCCGGGTCGATACCATCAAAACCTTTTAAGGTTTCCTCTGCTGTCTCAGCGCGTTCTTTCCAGTCATCGCGTTCACCCTCGACTTTTGACAGGGTTTTTGCTACTTCTTTCGCATTTTTGTAATGCTCAGAGAGTGCTTTCTTAACATCTGCCTGTTTATCCTCCGGGATTTCGATTCCAAATGATTTAAGTGTGTCAATAAGTTTCTGCATAACATCCTCCTGGTCGTGTTTATTGACCTGCCGCCGCAGGTAAATGGATTAAGCCAGTTAGACCACTGGCAAGGTAATCGGAAAGGCAGGAATCGAACCTGCGGCACATAGCTTGTAAGACCACTGCTCTACCACTGAGCTACATTCCATACCGCCTGTAACGGACAGCTAAAAAACTGAGTTGAGTTTCACCTTTTCGCTATAGCGTAAATCCACCTGAGGCATAGACCGCCTGTATACAAACAGCTTAACTCTAAGCGGATTAAAGCGGAACGCCCGGAATCGAACCGGAGATCAGAGCACGACTCTGTCAGTTTTCCACTAGCGTACATTCCACATAACCCGGATTCCCGGGTTAGCAAGGCGTTTAACGTGTCATGCCTGCCACGAGTTGTTTCGGATATCTATTTCTTTTTTTAAAAAGAAAAGTATGAATAACAAAAACCTTAATCAAGGAGGTGAACCATCTTGCGTGCCAGATGGCAAATACGCACGACAGGATTCGAACCTGTTTAACTTTCCATTAAAGCGTGCGCACCAGCTACAAAAAAAATAAAGAAAGGAGGATTAAAACGAAAATGTCAAAACAACCGTTTTACTTGTGCTTCCTGCTGCACAATTACATTATAACAGATTTCTTTTAACTACCTCTCTACCACTTTTGCATTTTTAGAGCATATCACGGAGTTTTTCCACGTATCTCTTGACAAGATCACGTTCTTCCCGGCACTCTGCATCCTTAGACATATCGCTCATTTCTGTAGTAAGTTCGTCCAGATGTTCTTCCAGGGCGGCGAGCATCTTTCTTTTGCAGTCTTCAGACTTGCCAGAACGATAGCTCTGTTTCTGCGTCATATAGTCGTCATAAGCATCTCGTCCGTCAGAGCAGCTGTAATGTCCTCTAACATAATGCTCACCACGTCTGGCATAAGAACTGCCCCGGTCGTAATCTGGCATCATTCTGCCGTCATTTGAGCTGTATCTCCCCATGCTGTCGCGCTTTCTTCCGCGTTCGCTGTAATCGTCATTGTATCCACCACGCATCTCATCAAGGACAGTGTTGTAATACTCCACTTTCTTATCCCAGTACTGCGTGTTCTTTATATCTTTGTACATATCAATCAGTTTGTATGTCATTTCCAGATTTCCAGTAGTCAGTCCATTATCAGCGATTTTGGACAGCTCGTCTTCGATTCTTGCACATAAATCCTTAATGTCTCTCATAATCACACCTCCTACGCTTCTCTGGTTACGACAATGTTTGCGTTCGCAACAGAAATTGCCTGATCGCTTGTGTTCTCTACCGCGATATTAACGCAACATCCGCGAGGCACATCAATATAGATGCCAGAGGACACATTATTGTACTGATTTACTGCTGCCGGTGTGGAAATCATCTGGGAAGAAAGAACCGGCTCACCAGAGATTGCAATTGCCAGAGAAATAGCTCCGACAGTACCGCCTGTTGGAATTGCGATATTACCAGAAAAATCCACGAAGAATCTCGCTTTACACTGGTTAGTCAGTCCTCTTAGAGTGATGATTCCGCTTCCCTCTCTGTGCTGAATGCAGTTAGAACCCTTAACTGCTGTATTTGAAAATACTACGTTTCCATTTGCTGCTACAGTCTGAGCAGCTACACTTGTAAATTCTGCCATAATTTTTACCCCTTTCATATCACAAAAGGACAGGTCTCAGCCTGCCCCTCTGTGTAATACGGTATAAGCCGACATTCGAATCAATCGAAAGATACTCTCGATATGAAGTTATCAGCAATTGCATCCGGTGTTGCATCCGCATCCACATCCGTAATATGTGTTCGGGTTAGGAACCTGATATGCCGGAATCGGTGCTGGATTGATTGCATTAATGAGCTGCTGTGTCTGAGAAGCCATTGCAGTTGTGAGAAGTGCGCTCTGGCGATCCTGAGATGCAGCACGTCTGAGATCATTATTCTCAGCCTGCAGACTAGAAATCTTTTCATTGCAAAGATAATCTAAAACGGCTCTCGCATTTGCATTCTGGTTATCAATGATGTCTCTTGTGTTACTGTTCATGGTGTTCTGCAATGCACAGGTGTTCTGTGCCATATTGTAGTTCACGCCCTGGATAGCTTCCCGGGTCTCGCAGCAACAGTTCGCAAGCTGAGCCTGTAAAGCATTTGTATTCTGCATGTTTGCTACAGTATCAGCATTGATTGCCTGCTGGATTCCAAAGCCGGTCTGCATGATGTTTGTATTGATTCCGTTAAAACCGGTAAGCATACCGTTATTCATGGCATAGAATCCATCACACAGGCCACTATTGATTCCGTCAAGTTTGCTGATTACTGCGGAATTGTCAAATCCTCTCTGAATGTCTGCCTGAGTAGCTGCTGTGGCTGCATATCCGCCGCCATTGCCATTATTGCCCCAGCCGTTGTTTCCCCATCCGAAGAAAGCAAAAATGAATAAAACAATAATCCACCAGCTACCATCTCCGCCAAACATGCCGTCATTATTTCTACCGTTTCCAGTAGCAGCGGCAATATCTGCTAAGCTATAATTTCCATCCATAGTTATAATCTCCTTTATTGTGTATTTACATCAATCTGGCCAGATTGTAATGTACTATTTCATTCCTTTCAGCATGTGTTGAAACTGTCCCGCCATCTGCTGAACTTGATTAAGCTGTTGCTGAGAAATCTTCCCAGACTGCAACATCTTCTCGACTTCTGCTTTCGGATTTCCCTTAAAATTCTGTTTAAACTGTACAAACTGTTGTATCATCTGCATTGGCCCGTTCCCCTGCGGCATTCCACCACCGAGGGCATTAAATAATGGATTACTCATCTGCACTTCCTCCCTTGACTGCTGATTCCTGCGCGGTATTAGCTCTAACAGGTTCAGAAAAAGAATTTAATCGGTTTATGATAGCTTCGTATTTGCCCTTTAAATCGTCATATTCCTGTCTGGTGACATATTTACTGTCCATGTTCTGAACAGGCTGTTTAGGCGGCATCTGAGTGCCTATTTCGTGATACTCAAACGTCCGTAATGGCTGTGGCATACCGGAAACGTCTGTGGATTTTATGTAGAACTTTTCGCTCTCACTGTCCATCAGCAAAACACTTGTCCCGGGCGCTACCAGATAGGATTTTGCGCCAACTTCACCAGATACCCACAGGATACCATTATTATTCTGTTGGGGTTGCTGTACTGTTTGAGCCGGCATCTGGACAGGCTGTTGTTGGAATTGATTCATTTGCCCCGGAACGCCAAAACTGTATTGATAAGGATTGTTATATAATGCCATCTTATGCACCACCTTTCTGATTATATTCTAAAATAAAAAAAGAGCCTTAGACAGTTCGTCTAAGACCCATATAAGTATCTAAAAAGTATCAGCACACTTTGATTATTTTATTGTTTACTCGGCGACTTAATCGTTTCGCCGTGGATATACTCACATTCATCTGTTCAGCACAGTATTCGAGCGTATATTCCTTGCATCTCAATCTGAATAGCTTTTCTTCATCCGGTGTAAAATTACACTCTGCCAAGAACCTGTCTATATCTTTCTTTGTGAACACATATAATTTCATGAGCATACCCCTTACTAATGCTAACGCTGATTCTGTGCAAGATAATTTGTAAGCTTCTGTTTTGTTTTTTTTAATTCTTCTACATTATTCCCACTGATCTGACTATCCAACATGGTTGATAACACTTCCAGAATTAATGAATCTCGTTCTGCGATTCTCTGAAGACTTTCATAATCTCGTTTGTCATGTTCTTCCAATGTCTCTACTCGCTTATTAAGTCGGAACGCCGGGGTAATCCACTTAAAGATTACAGCTGCCGCTCCTCCGACAATGGACACCCCTCCACAGATAGAGAGGAAAATCTGTACAAATTCTGATATGCTCATTTAGCTACTCCTTTTCCCAGTAATATACCGGGATCTCATTACCGCTATCCCATGTATCAAAATATTTGCCGTTCTGTACTGTCACCACATGACCATCTATGCAGAGTATATACGTGCCGGTCGGATGGTCTGCGCAAAAGTCGTTGACTGTATAGATATATCGTTCTGACTGCTCAATCAGTTTGCGTCTGTACCCGCGTTTATAGAGGTACGCTCCCCAGACATAATTTGCACTCGGCATATCTGACAGAGCGCACGCCTGTATCATTAATCCGGCAAATACTGTTTCCCAGTCGAAGCCGGTTGCCTTGCATATTGCCCGGACAACGCAATCTCCAGTTCTCTTACCCTTAACAGGATTAGGATTAAAATATTCCCATCTGTCCATCAGTCAATCCCCTTTGCTGTCTTATATCGCTTCGCCGCTCCTCTGGCTTTTGCGGCGTTCTGACGGTTCCACTTAGCAATCATGAGCCGGTCTTGCAATTCCCTCAAGTCATTCTGCTTGCAGTAATCCTTATATGCAGCATTTTGTTTCTGCAAAAGAAAAGACTTCCGATCAAGGTCTTGCTGGAGTGCAAATCTTGTCTGTTCGTCCTTGCAGTTATTAACCGCCGCTTGCATTCCAAGGACTTCGCGCTTCGTTTTGCGGATTCTTCGCTCATAAGTACGTTGCCGCTGTTCCTTTTCATACTGCTTTCCCTTGTTGGCTTTGTCCTGTGCTGATAGTTCTGCATAAGGATTCGGCATTCCTTCCGCCCAAACCGAAAAATGATGCCTGCAATTCACTCCACATATTCCATCAGCTTCGCCATAATGACAATTTTCAATAAAATCTGGATAGCGGCTTGCTTTTTGCTCCAACATTCTACGATATTCTGGCGTATCTCGTTCCTGAAAAAACTCCGGCTTGATTTCTTTTAATTTTTCCCAGTCTATGGAAAATACCTGCCCTTGCCATACTTCATGGCTTGGTCGGCTTCCTATATGTGCCGATGTCAGTACTAGACCGTATCCCATTTCTTTCATTCTTGCTAACTGAATATCTCCCGTAGCCTGAGCCACACCAGTTCTAACAGAGCGGGCTACCGCTGTTTCAATCGTGTCTTTTCTACCGGATGGATATGTGACGGTAACACCATCACTCACAACGTTATTAACTGCCTCTTTAATGGCTTGTGTATATCCAACCGCCCCAGTCATCACATGGTTATATGCAAGGTCGCATTGCTCAATATAGAGCCTCTGAGCGGCACTTGCGGTGGTTCGCGTGAAGTTCTTCCACTCGCCCATAGTCGCAAGCATATTCCGCTCCATAAGTCTTATCATAGCCGGGGATTGTTCGAGCGGTACAGGGCTTAATCCTGCTGCCTTATAGACTTTATCGTCATAGTTCATTGCAGTGATTCCGGCATCTTCAAACGCTTCAAGAAGTTCCTGTTGTTCACGTTTGGTATATTTGGATAGTTCTGCTAGAATGTCCTCTAGCAGTTCGCCAGATTCCTGTAACGTTCTAATTCTCCACGCATCAGCATTGGTCAGAATATAGTCCTCACCTCTGCCGATTCTTGCCATCATCCGCGATACGATCTCAGAGATGATGTACTGATGCAGTTCTTCTGCAATTTGTTCGCTGCCCTCTGTTATCCGGCGTAAATATTCTGGGCTTAACATAACTATTCATCTCCAAACAGTTTTGGTTCGTCTGGCTGAGCTTCTTCAACCATTGCTTTTGCATCATTTTCAGTCATTCCCTCGAATTTTACAAAATACAGCCATGCCGGAACCTTGCCAGTAGTCACATACTGCCACCATCTTGCACGGTCGTTTTCTCTGACATACAGGATGTCTCCAAAATCATAATTAACTTTATAAGCTCCGACAGGCGCAAGCCCGTACAGGTCAGCGTAAACGTTCAGCGCGTAGATTACTTCATCCAGGCAAGATTCCAGTTTGTCTCGAACATCTTTGATAAACTGTACTGTCCTCTGCTGTTCCGCTTCTACTCCTGTAGCCGTCTGAATGCCGCTAGATTCGTTAAAAACAAAGTACCCGTTGGAGAATCCAATCTTGTACCCTAACTGGCTTAAAAGGGCATTTATACCGCTTATACGGGTATCCGTGTTGAGCTGTGGATTGATTTCTTGGTAGAACTCTTTTTCAAGCTGTCCGAATACATTCTTGACAAAATGTGGTAAGTTCATTTCATTTCGCCTGTTCTCCATGCCCTGTGGCGACATAGCTGATACAGGTGTGCCGCTTGGCGTCAGCAGTCTATCATCTGCCAGAACTATCTTCTGAGAATCGAAAATTTCTCCGGCATTACGGCTGTACGCAATGTCGAGGTCTTTCAGCTCTTCGATAGCTTCGGCAAATATCGGAAGTCCAAGCGGTGTACTAATGTCTACGTTGTTTGCCTGTGGTGTCCGCAGCACTCCGTATAGAGGTCCATCCAGCTTCTCACCGTTTGCTTTGAGTATCGGCGGCGTATCTGCCATGAGGTCAGCCCATTTGGTCTGTTTAAGGTCAATTTTATCTCCGATGCTCTGAGGGGATTTCGACACGTAGGCTCTGTTAGAAACATAATACGGATAGGTTGTTACGCCATCTATTGTAGTCTCGACAAAACGATGATATTCAAGCCGTGTGTAGTATTTCCGTCCAACAGTATAAGAATCTTTAAATATAATTCCCTTAATTTCCTGATTATCATAATCCACGATCATCACGTCTGCCGGAGTAAATACGTCAAGGCTCTCACCGTTTGGCTTAATGAATACTGTTCCATAAGCACAGCCATATTCTACCCAGTGGCGTATCTGGAAATATACCTTGTCAATTTGCTCCTGTAGCCATGTTGCCCTTGCGGAACCATCAATCTGAATGCCGATCGCCAGTGTTGCGAGCCGTGCTGTCTCTGAGCAGACAGATTTAGCGAAATTGATCGTCTTGATATTATTCTTATCATCTAGCCATTCCGGTGCGCCCCTGTAGATGTTCGCACACCGGTTAATCAGTGATTCCATTTCTGGAAATTCTGCCGCTTGGATATTGAAATCCTCTTCAGCTTGTTTTTTGAAAATCATGTTAAACCACCTTTTTAGTGTTGTTATAAGTCCCATTATGCACTGTAACCTCTCCTGTTAAACAACGGCTCATAAGCATATCTAAGTGCCGAGATTGCATGATCATCTCCGTCAGGATAACCACTTATTACATTTCCCTCTTTGTCCCGATCGTACTCATATTCTGTGATTTCTTTATATGCGTTCGGTGTTCGCTTCGGGTCAATGACTATAGTCTTTGTCTGTAAGAATTTGAAACCATACTCGATACTTCCCGGTCCTTTGATTGCTCCTCTTGCAGGAAGTCCGGCATCCCGGAAGTCATTCACAGACTTAGGTTCCGCAGAATCACATATCATTGTGTAATCGTCATAGCCTTTTTTCTTGATCCAATCAGCAGTCTTAGAGTTGCTCCATTTATTTACATACAGCTCGTCAATCAGATATATCTTCTCTCTGGCAGAATCATAATAAGTTCGGAGATAGCAGAAGGCATCCGGGTACCATCCATAATCTACACCAGCGAAAATGCGGTCCATGTGGCTGATCTCTTCGTCTGTAATATCTCTGATTTCGAGATATTCAAATACGTTTCCGCCGTCACCATTTGGGACACCCAGGTATTCATGCTCATATGCTTCTGGATTGACTTCCTTTAAGTGCTCTGCATCATTAAGGAATTTCTGACCTAGCCACTCTGCCGGGGCTTCCAGATAACTTGAATGATGAATAACTCTTTTTGGGTTAGGTGTGAGCTTAATCCTATTTACCCAGTTTGATTTTGATTTTGGTGGGTTGTATGATGAAAAATCATAGGATTCATCACCACCACGAAGCACTGACTGATTAACAGAGCGTTCCTGAGCATCTCCCTTCATTTGATCTTTTTCTTCTTTCCAGAGGATTCCAATGTAGCCAAACTCCGGCTTAATGGATTTCAGTTTGGTTTCATCATCCAGACCACGGAAGTATATTGTCTGTCCAGTCTTAATATACTTGATCTCAAGTGGCGACACCTTGCATTCAAATTCTTCCATCAGTCCAAGTTCATTGATAGCCCATTTCATATTGGCGTATACGGAATCTTTCAGAGTGCCTGCCACCTGTCTTGTAATGCAGGCGTGCATCTGTGGATTATTCTTAATAAGCTCAACAATCTTAAAAGCTACGAAAGAGGATTTCAGACCACCTCGACCGCCCTCGAATACATATTCGATATTAGGCTTAATCTGTCGGTTAATATCCACGAATGCCTTGCCGAGCACTCTGGCAGGAAGTTCGTATTTGCTTTCGTCTGATTTTGATACAGCTACCAACTGTTCCCATTTGTCTACTGCCTGCATATTTCCTTTAATAGCTTTATCGTATACGGCAGCTACAATGCAGGCATTGTTATTTGCATCCTCATCAGATATTCCCATCTTTGTGAGCTTCTTTTTCGCAGTGGTCGGGGCAGGATTCTCAGCTATCATTTTTGCTAATTCAGAAAGGGTCTTTTTTTGACGGCGCACTTCTCCCGACTTAATACCGCCTTTTTTTGTTATTTCTCGGAGTTCGCTCGGTGTTCGTTCAGAATTCGGTATTAAATTTTTCTCATTTGCCATCCTATCAACATCCAATCATATCCTTTCTGAATTCAAAAAAGTCCCCAGTATAGCAGTTATATACAAATATAATACCACACTGGGGAGATTTAGCTCTCTACCACTTTTATAAATTTTTAAGTTTTTTTAAAGCCTGCCAATCAGTTTGGCCAGATGATAATATTCCGCCATGACCTTGCGTTTGTAGCCGTAAAAGTCATTCTCCGTTGCAGGAACTGTTCTGATTTTCTCCATTGTCCGATAGCCGATACTGTTCACGATGCTGTCATAGATTTGTGATTCGATTCCGGGTGCATATTTGATAGATACCTGTAACAGATTGTATTTATCGCTTTCACTAAGATTCCGCAAGTGACTTTGTAATGTCGGTATATCATCCGGCGGTACTCCGTAATCAATCAGTGTTGCCTTTCTTAACTTCATTTATTTCACCTTCTTCATTCAAGTTCCAGTCACATGGCATGCCTCGAAAACATTCTGGACAGTGCTCGTAGAATCCGCATCCTTTGCAATCTGCTGGCTGTCCAGTACAATATTGCTGTAATACGTGATATGCTGATATAGCAAGGTTTGGCGTTATGTCTGGTGTAGGTTTATTATTCATTTCTTCATCTCCTCCAACTTCTTCTCAGCTTCTTCGCGGGTGAGAAATATGGTTTTACCAAGACGATCATAATAATTTCCAGTCGAAATATATTGGAAACCAACTTCGGTTATATAGTATTCTTTCTTGCTATCACATTCACATTTGCAATCATAGATTTCACATTTATTATTTTCCTCACCGTATTCAGTACATTCTGTCCATCTATAGTTTATTTGATACAATACTCTGTTTAAATCGTCTGGCAACCTCACAAGCAAGCCATGTTCTTCTAAGTCTTCATAAGTGGCGAGTTTTTTAATCATATTCTCTACTGTTTTGCAATTTCCTGCACCCTGTGAGCAGCTATCGCAATATTCACCACACTCAAACTCTCGTTTTTCGTTATATGTGATACTATCATCTTCCCGTTTTGTTAATCTCTCCATCTCTTTCACCTCTTATCGCTTGTTTTTTATCGCTCGTTTTCATCGCTTGTTTCTGTAATTTCTCTCAAACAGGCATTCCAACCAATCTTGAAAAGTGGCTCGAAATCTCCAAGTTTCCGGTCTTTCTCGTTATCGAATTTCTTTGGCAGTGGTTTCAATGGACACCATTCAGGTCTTGATTTGCTTTCGTAATCATAATGTTCTTCTGTCATCAGAATTTCATTACAGCCTAAGCATTCAGCTAATTCACACAAACCCTCATATTCAAGTTCACTGCAGTATGAAATTCCGAACGGGCAATCATAGCAATTCTCTGGTGTATCTATCACTAACGCTGATTTACTCATATGTTTCACTTCCTCTCAGCATCAGGCTCAAAGTATTATACCCCGGACAAGTCCTGACTCCGTTTCTGGTATCTCTTAACAGGACGCAGCACGGATATAACGCCATGACCTCGTAGACGTGTTCTGTGGTGTCCTCACCGCGCTGGTCGATGTATTTGAAACACTTTCCCGGTCTAAGAAAGTATCTTGCGCATACATATGCTTTTGTTCCGAATCTTACACTTGCACTACTCATTTGTGTTCCTCCTTAAAACTAGACCACACGCTCATATTGTCAACTTCGCAATCGCAGTTATTGTAGTCAATATCTTCTGATGCTCGTGTTTTTGCTATTTCCTCAGCTTCTTCTTTTGTATCGGCTTCAATATCGTCATAATCAATTGATAAGCTCATTCCGACACTTACATACCATCTACTCATCTCATTCCTCCTGTAATAATTCTGGTTGGTCGAAAATGTTTCCAACTGGCATAGCGTATACCATGTCAATCCAATACCCTAAATCCTTTCTAAGGCATTTGTCGTCCGTCCAGTCTACATAGAATCCGATATGTTCTGCTTTTTGAGAATCAAAACAATTTTGATAACATCCATATTTGATTGGAGCATAGATTTCTCGGAAATGATATTTGATAATGTCATTTTCCCAAATTTTCTTCCCGTTCTTGTCGCAAAGCCCCGTGAACTGACAGAGGGTTTCAGGAACAATTTCCGCATATTCCCACACTTTATAACTATCAGCGTGGAAGATTAAATGTTCTTCGTTGCCTAAAAGGTCATATTTTTTCTGATAATATCCCTCAACCCATTTACCATTGTCTTTCCGCTTTGCCTTGAAAAAAATTTCTCTCATACGTTCTACTCCTTCTGTTCAGAAAGTGGTTCGAATCTTTTCTTCTGCTTTACATTTGGATATTTGATTCTATCCACATCACTCGTAAACATGCTTAACGGTCTGCACCATGTTACAAGTGGGTCTGCAAAGCACTTGTAAATCACCATGATTTCATCTGATTCTGTATTCACTGCAAGATCAGTAACGATATAGATTCTTCCTTTGAAATGTCTATATCTTCTTCCTACCATGCTATCTCTTAATTCTTCTAAAATTTCACCTGATACTTTATTCATTCAACACCACCACCTTTCACGATTTCGATTAATCCATCAATAAGTGCATCCAAACAATCTTCGTTGCATATTGGTTCTTCATCATCAAAATTATATTTACATGATTCGCAATCGAAATTAGCCCTTCTGTCTTCCATTTTTTCAATTACTTTATCCACATCAAAAGCTGTCGGCTGTTCGTCAATTTCCATCATCGTACTAACAAGAGCATCTGCAACCTCTATCATTTCTGTTTCATCTGGCTTAGATGGTTTCAGCCATTTTGAGATGTTTTCTTTTAATAAGTCAGCATCAATCAGTCTCATATTCTTCACACTCCTCCACTTTTCAATCGTTTGCTATAAAATTAGCAATGCATAACACGCATACTATAACATTAAGTACCAGAACATCCCACTTCTGATTGATTATATTCACAACAATGTATGCAGCATTTACAATGCCTAAAACTAATGTAAAATATTCATTCATTATTTTCGCCCTCCTCGACATAATCCTCACAGTCCTCAGCAGATTCATAGCTGTCCATCATGTCACACCGATTTTCACAATCGTCCTGCTTTTCACAGCAGATACAGCATTCTGTTTCACCGTCTGGACACTCTAATTTACATCTTCCCATTTAGTCCTCCTTATACGGTTCTGGAAGTGGTCGCCATGCCACAACTTTGTACATCTTCGTTCCACCGTGTCCGTCTGAATATTTATCCCATTCAAGATACCCATATTTCTTTTCATTCCAGTATCCATCATTCCCAAATCTCAGATAATTCGCAATTCCCATGGATATTTCAGGCGTTCCATATATCTTTTCAAGAGTTACAAGACACTCTCTTTCGTCTTCCGGCAATCTCTCGCTGACCGGAATCCAACCATTTTCTTTCTCGTCCTGTTCCAGATCATTAAAAAGAGTATTTACAATATCCAGCGCACTCCCTGGAAGCCCATGCTTATACTGTGATTTCTTTTCTATCTCAGCTTTGTATTGTTCTAATCTGACCCGTACTCTGTTCATGCTTCCACCTCCTCATAAGTTTCTCTGAATATATCTGGTTTGCACGGATAAAATTCACCGTGAACACCGCGGATGATATAATCGCCAATATTCGCCATATGTTCGCCCTCAAGCGTCTTAATAACCAGACCGCCTGGAACCTTCCGATGGTCGATATAGAAATTCTTACCTTCTGCCGACATGTACTGGTCTGTACACTGATAGTCCGTCAGGAAATCGAACATTTCTCGATGGTTTGTGCCAGTCCACTGTACTGCATCAATTACAACTGGTTTCTTTCTGTACTTCATACAACCACCTCACTATCATCTGGCATCTGATGATCAATATGTCCATTTACATAGGCTTCCTGAAGCATGTCCAGTACCTTGATAGCTTTTTTCTTTGTGAAATATTCTCCGAGTAAATAACTGCATCCAGTGATATATGATGTTACAACTGTTTT